CTGTCAATACATTACCAGCATTATCCAATAATACCCCTTGCAAAGATAACGAAAGTCCACTTGTGCCTATTTTGATTTCATTCTCAATCTCGTATTGGAAGTCCTGTGTTACAATAAATACAGAATATCCTGTATTTGGGGCGGATGCAAGTGTAAGCGTTAATCCTGACTGAGAAACTAAATCTGCATAGATTGCATTTTCAATAGGCATATCACGCACTATCAATTTTAGTTTTTTGCCTTCTATAAATTGGTATGCAGATGCAAGTGTTATGGTTAATCCTGACAAAGTACCAACCGCCCCAAGTGAACTAATGGTTTTATATTCTCCATAATAGCTTTCTACCTTAGCAAAAAACTGCCCGACTTGCATTGAACGGTTTGTAACGGAAGTCTTTAAATAAACACCAACGGTTACTTCACCACTAACAGGGCATCCAGTCGTTTGTATATTTACCGTTGTTCCGTTTAATGTAGATTGTGCTGGTATTTGGTAATACACATCGTTGCCCCCTGCGTTTTTTACCCATGCGTTTTCTCCTGCGCTGTTTGTTGCCCAATAGTACAAATCTGTTCCATCGTTTACTATTATTTGAGCAATAGCATCTGGTTTAGTTGTATCTGGGCCACCTCCGCCTGTCATAAACATTCCAAAAGTGATTTTATCGCCTGTATTTACATTAAAATTCGTGTTGCTAAATACACCGCTAAATGTATTAGGTGCAATTACACCTATTAAATCTGTTTCGTAATATGGAAGATTAGCAGGGCCTGGCTGAATGTATGTTGTGTACGTTGCTGTATCAATAGTCCAATAATCAGCTTGTGTACCATCACCTATAATTAGGTTAGGATTTGATAGCATATTAACGGCATACTGATTAGGGTTATTGAGTATTACTTTATTAAACCCTTTCTTTAATATCTTAAACTGTTCGTTATCAATAAAATACGGGTCTGTGTTTACCGTTACACCTATATCTCTTATCCCACTTGAAACAAGTCCGCCATTAGGATTATAGCGTGAATAATACAACTGTGTTGCATCGCGTTCGTATTGTGAAACGAACCACCATTCTCCATTTGATTGTATTAACTGCGCTTCAAATGCCTTTAAAATAGATTCTAATGCTTCATAACAGCTAACATATGTTCCGTCTGTTTTAAGGAAATCGCGTATTGGAAGATAAGATTGCGAAAGCGGCTCATATTGTGTTCCATCACCCCTATCTAACATTCCACTTGCAAATATTGAAGTAGCAACGTTTAACCGTACCGTTGCATTGTAATCTATTGCGTTTAAACAAGATAGAACAATATCTAAAAGGCTCATTGTTGCAGATGTATCGTAGCTATCTGGCTGAAACTCAATGTTTTTAAGTAAACCTATACTATCTGTGAAAGAAAGGTTAATATATTGTAAACCTGTTGTAAATGGTAATTGTATAGAATCGTTAATCAGAAAGCCGTAAAATATTATTGATCCATCCTCTGTAAGCGTGGCAAAATATTTCCTATCGTCAAACGTTTGTACATCTGGTAGGTTGTATATACTACCTTGCAATAGATTCACTTGCAGTTCGGTTGCCAAAAATGGCTCGGTAACGTTATCTGATTGTGCAATCAAATTTTTTACAAATGCAGGTGCGCCAAGTTCCCACGTTGTAGACGCCCCCGCGTAGTCGCGTTCATAAACTATTAAACCGTATGTCTTACCGTTTTTTGATGTTGCGGATGCTGTGTATTTAATTCCGTAAGGCATTGCCCAAAGATACGAAATTTATCTCCGTAAGGTTAGGGATGCGTTCGCCCTTTGTAGTGCTAAAACAAGGTCGTTCCCTCTCAATACAAACTCTCCGTTCTGCATTGATTGGCTTGAACCTTGCGACTGTAACGCTCCCATATTCATCATGTTAGATGTTAGGTTCTTAAACTGTTTAGGATTGAGTACTGCTTCAGTACCATGCAGCATAACCGGATAACCTGATTTCGGCCCTGACGCTATACCTCCATCGGCGAATCCTAATAAACCTTTGAATAGATTGCCTAAGAAACCACCACCGCCTGCAGCACCTGTAATCTCACTTGTGCCACCTGTAAGTGATGCCATAATAGCTTTGAATAGCATTGCCTTAACAACCATCTGCGTAAGGTCTATGATAATGCGCTTGAAAGTATTGCTTAACGCTTCGCCAAAGTCTTGTCCCATAAGTAAAGCCTGACCGAGTGATGTGAACGCTGATGTTGCCATCGCTGCACCTGCGGCTGCTATTTCTTCGTTCATGGCGGTAACACGCAAAGCATTATTGTAATCAAGCATTGATTTTGTAGCCTGATTTGCTTGTTGTTGCCTATCTACCATTCCCTGATTAATGCCTATCTGCGGATTGCTATAATCACCAGCTAAAACAGTTCTTGCCTGAACATTTTTCATTCCTTGCTTTTGCAAGGTTCTTTCATATAAAATAGACTTTATATATTCATCAAGCGATTTTTTTAATGCGTCTACTTCTTGCTTTTGATTATTTAGGGTAAAGTTTAAGCCATTACTTGCAGCTATAAAAGGCTGCATATTATTAAATGTGCTTTTTATTTTATTCTCTAATTCTGTGTAAACAGGCGATAGTTTTTCTATTTCAGCCTTTGCTGCAACGGCTTCTGCCTGTAATGCAACAAATGGGTTTAATTTCCCTGTTTGCGCTGCAAACTTAGCACCGTCTGCAAGTTCCTTTGCCCCAATACCTTGCAAAGCATTAATCTTTTTATTAGCTTCTGCAATCTTTTCGGCAACGTCTAATTGCTCTTTTATTAATGGTATTAATCTTTGCTCGGCAGACTGTAACGCTATCTTTGCCTTTAATGCGTTTACTATTTCATCATAGGCTTTACCAATCTTACCGCTTAATAAATCTTCTTGCGTTAAGTTCCCTAAATATGCAGGATATTGTTGCTGTAATTCTTTAACCGCTTCTTTCCTTTGATTTAAAGGAATATTAGCATTTGCAGCGACAGAAGTAAGTTCTTTAAATTTTATTATTTCTTCGGCTGCGCTTGTCTTAAAGCCATCAATAGCTTTATTTAATTCTTTTTGTTCTTTTGTTAATCCAAACGTAAGACCTAATAAGTCGCTTATTTCATCCCCAAACGCAACAAGTAAACCACTACCAACAGACAATGCCAAGCCCAATCCCGCAGGGCCAATGAGTGAACCTGCTAATGCTTTCAATGCCCCGCCTGTTGATCCGCTTTCAGCCTTTAATCTTTGGAATGATTCTAATAATGGGTTAAGGTTGTTTTGAATACCTATAAACCCGAATGGGGCATCTTGCGCAACACGACCTAAGTTGGTTAATGCGTTGGCTGCTTGGTTACTGCCTGACTTAACCGCCGCCCCTGTCTTTAAGGATGCAGCCGCAACTTTACCTAATTCGGCTTCGGTCTGTTTTAGACCTGCTATTGCGGTTTTATTGTTTACCGTTACATCAAGCCGTAGGGTTTCCGTTGCCATTGTTGCTATATAATTTTATTGCTCTTAAAACATCTTGTTCACTTATCGGTTGCCCTCTGTCTGGTTTCGGGTCGTTAGGTAGCGGAAGTATCTGTTCGGGCTTCTTCTTTACCTTATCGCCCGTATTCATTACATACACCATGTGCATTATCGCCCTCGTTCTATGCCACTCTTTCAACTCCTTTGCTTCCGATGCCTTTATATGGATACTAAACTCTCTCCATGTCATCTGCCAAAACTCATCAATACTTATCCCTATTTCAACCGCCTTAATCAAAAAGTCATCCCAAGTCTGTGTTATTCGTTCAGACTTTTTTTTTCTTCCTGCGGTTCACTTGTATTAACCGTATGGCTATCTATTAACCATTTGAAAAATGATTTTATTTGTCCATCTTTTGCAGATAGGCCACCATCTTCATCTATCAATTCAGCGCCATCAAATTCAGTAAACTCCTTTTTACCTCTTGCCCCAAAATCTAATGCAACCTTTAATATTAAAGGTAAGTCCATTACTGGTATGCCGCCTTCTTGACCTAACCAAATAAAATATTCTTCCAGTGTAAAGCCGCGTAAATCACAATATTTTTTCATTGCCCAAGTACCCCAACCAAGTTGGGATATTGAGCCGTCTTTTCTCTTAAATTCAAACATTAGTAAGTAATTGTCTGTGTAAATGGAGGTTCAGCACATTTAAATGTAACAGTAAATGTAACTAACTCATCATCTGGTGCAGACTGTTCTAAGTTGGTGATAAATGCAGTACCGCTATAAACAGCTTCACCACTTGTAGGACTTGCCTTGCCGAATTTTATACCAACAATCAAACGTTTTACAAATGCTGTATACAATTCAGGGAAACCGATGTTTGTAGGGCTGCCAGTATCGGGGTCAACTAAAAAGCCTTCACCGTCAATAGAGGCATCAAACTTTACGCCTGGAACAAACTCATTGCCGCATTTAGCAGAGCCATCTAATTCAGTAACGCTGTTGGTGATTGTGTTAGATGTAAGGCAAACTACTGTTTTGTAAGTTGTACCGCCTGTAAGGTCTATGGCTACAAGTATATCACGACCATTTACTTTTGACATAATTTAAAGATTTGTACAAAGTTAAGCAATTTGAGTAACTACATTTCTGAACCTAATCAGCGTTCTAAATACATTATCCGATGAATTTATACTGCTTAGGTTATTAATGCTTTGAACGCTTGTAGTAACCACCTGGAACGAACTTGAAGGCGTAGGGTTTAGGTTGCTGTTAATTAGTTGTAGTATCTGGTCTGCTGCTTCTTCGCTATCCTTGTAACCGTAACCGTAACCCTTTAGCACTACATCAATAAGTACAAAACATTCGCTGGTAAAGCCGCATTTGGCATCTATTTGGCTGCTTGTACGTTCCCCAATCATAATAAATGAACTATCTGCATTAGGTGCTGCCATTCCATCGTAAACGGGTAGTATTGAGCCGTTAATGGTTATGTTCCCGTTAAGGGCTGAATAATATGCAGGGATAAGATATTTAAAAGGATTCTTCATAGTACAAAGGTACTATTTACCTAACAACGCTTGTACTCGTTTCCTTAGTTCCTTGAACTCCTTAAATGCAGGTGCGAAGAAGAATGGCTGTGGTCTTAGTCCGTTCTTTATAATATTTACTGCTATAGGGTAAGCTGCTGATTCTGGTATGCCTTTCTTTCTGCACCAATCTTTCATTGATTCCACAAAGTCTTTAAAGTTGCCACCAATCCCGCCCTTGTACTTCGCAGCTTCATTTTCTAATCCTTTCGGGATGCTAACTAAGCCACCAGTCCCAAATTCCTGATAAGGAGCATATTCAGAG